CAGTTGCCGAACGCGTCCCCTAGCTGGCCGAACGCGCCATCTAGCTGGCCGAACGCGCCACCTAGCGCGTTGCCGAACGCGGCCGTGCCCTGTGCAGCCGTGTTGGCTGCTTGAACTCCAGGCTCGTAAGCCGATGCGTTGGCTCCGGACTGCGCCGCACCGCCTCCGAACGCGAGGCGAATCAGCTCTTGCTGTTGCTGATCCAGCTGCCCCATGCCGCCCATGGCGGCCGCGAGTCCGGACAACCCGGCGTTTTCTTCGTAGGACTGCTGACGGAACGCGTTGTCCTCGCCCATGCCGAACATGCCCATCGCGCGTCCGAACGCGTCGCTCGCTCGGTTGTATTGCAACTGGTCCATGCCCATGTAGTTGCCGAGAGAGCCTTGCGACGCCTGCAACAGCCGATTGAAGTCGTCTCCGGCCATGCCGTACGCGGCAAGCTGACGACTGATGTCGGCTTGGTTCAGCGAATCTAGTGCGCCTTGCGTCTGGTAGGCACCGGCCGTAGAGGCGAGAATGCCTTTCGCGAACTGGTCCTCAAGGTTCGCGTTAAAGAATCTGTTTTCGTTAGCGGCGGCTTGCTGACGAAGCAAGCCGAGACGATCCGTAGCCCGCTCGTCGATGTTCATGGAGCGCGCCTGATCGTACCAGTCCTGGGCGCCCTTGCCGTAACCGCTCATCAGGTTAGCGAACAGCGCCTGGTCGTCGGGGCCTCGATTGGCCGCCTCGTACTGGTCGTACACGCCCTGGTTGATGCCGCGGAAACCGTTAGTCGTGGGGCCTTCGTATCCCCGCCCAAGGCGGTTAAGGGAGAAGCCCGCGAGGTCCCCGAACGCTCCGCGAAGATCGTTCGCGAACGGACTCATGTTGGAATAGACGTTCTGGCCGTCTACAGCGACGCTACCGTTCTGCGTGTTGATATTGAACGGGCGGAACTTGGTCTCTTCCGCGTACGCGGCTGCGGCCTTGGCCTGCTTATCCGCAGCTTTCTTGGCGCTGCGCTTTTGGATCATCGAGCCGCCGATACTGGCTGCGGCTCCGATTGAGGCTGCAACTGCCATGTCTAGAGTGCCTTCATGTAACTGTGCTCAATGGGCACTAGGCCCGCTTTCTTGTACATTTCGCCAACTTTCTCCGGCTCCGAATCCTCTAGAGCCATCATTACCCAGAAGTCCGCGCCTTCTTCTTTCGCAGAAGCCTCTAGCGCAGCCCGAAGGGCTTTTCCGTTACCGTTGCCCCGGTGCTCGGGATCGAGCCACCAGAACGTCTCCAAGCCTTGAAAATAGTTATCGTTCCAATAGAGGGGGACGATCACGGCCCCGGCCGTGCCTATTACCTTGCCGTCAATCTCCGCCATCAGAACCACGTGGTCCTTAATGAATCCGGCGAGGGACGCGGCTAGGGAATCTTCGTCAATGCTCGTCTTGTGCCGAAACGGATTCAACGCAAAGAACTTGTGCCCGATTTCTACTAGAGCCGGAATATCAGTAGCTAGGGCAGGGCGGATGTTCAAATAGTTAAGTCCTGTCGTAAAAGCACGTAAGCACGAGGCGACCGTCCTTGGCCGACGAACCGAAACCGCCAATGGGCTCGGCTCTGTGCATTAGCCTTGCGTCAAACATGAATGCGCGATTGGGCTGCATTTCCGCTAAGTACGTCACTTGCCACTTGTCCGGATTGTTCGTGTCCCGTCGCCAGATGTCCTCCTCGCCTTTAGTGCGAGGGTTGGCGTACATACCTGTCTCGACGTGCGTCACGAGACTTGTTCCGCCTTGGCAGTGCTCCTGACGATTCAGGTACAGCATCAACGAACAGTCGCCCATGCTTGAATCAGTGTGCGCTTGGTGGGGATATATCATTCCCAAAAGCGTCAGCCTTAGGAACATGGCGCGCACAGTAATGTCGCAATCCTCTACGTCCAGTAGGCTCTCAATTATCTCGTCCTTAATGTGTTCTGGGATCGCCAAGCTGATGCCCGGATACACAACAGAGTCAATTGGGCTGGTTACGTCTCCGTATTCCAGCGTGTCGCAGTACTCGCGGAACTCTTTGTAGATCGGCAGGAATCCGTCAACAATCACCTTTGATTGCGTTTTGACGTGTAGTACCTGTACGAAGCAATGCCGGCCACGATGCCGACGACTGTAAGGACGAGCTTCGCTACTTCGTTGATAGTAGCGAGCCAAGTGAGGCTTCCTGCTGTAAGAGATACCGCAGCGCCCGCTGCGGCTAGACGTTCTTGCACAATAGCTTTCGGAATCACAAATTCAACCGGGGACAACTCAAATAGACTCCAGCATTAGCCCTTCATTTAGGCTGCGAGCGAGAGCCAGTACCCGGACCTCCGCCGACACCCTGTTCAGTCTCGTCGGCGTCCTTGCGCTTCTTAGTGAACTTGTAGAAGCCGTAGATTGCGGCGCAGATAACGAGAAGCGTAAGCGCGCCCGCGAATGATTCGTACATGATGGAGGTTCCTTTACTGAATTTCGGCGTGGAGGGTGATGGTCTTGGACGACAGGGCAGTAGAAGTGCCTACATAGCCGATGTCGATAGTTATGTTGCAGTCTAGCGACTGAACGGCGTCGTCCGTGTTGGCGAAGTACATTTCTCGCGTAGTAGAAAGGACATACCAGGTACCTGACGACAGTCCCCCGGACGGGGCAGTACCCGAATTCAAAGTAAATCGCATTTCAAACTGGCTGTTCGCGCCGCTCAAGAGCCACAGGCCGTCGTCTAGTGCCCAGCTCAACGAAGTAGCTTGCGTCCTATCCACGGTGCCGTCACTGTGTAGGCGAACGCCTGCGTAAGCATCTGTGGGGCTAAGAGAATTTCGGCTGGCGTTTTGTAGGTTGTTAGCCGTTGCCTGCGCTCCGCCACCCAAAGTTAGTTGCTGTATACCCATCGTCAGGTAACGCCGGAGCCTGAAATGATTGCTTCTGTGCCCGAGTTACACCAAATAGTAGCGAGACCGCGAGCCGCAAGGGTGCGACTGCCAGTCGTGGCTGTGCCGCCAAGGCGCAGCGTAACGCCGCTCCCCTGCGTGATCGTGATCGAGGAACCGGAATCGTTGTAAACGGACAGCGCGTAGCCTGCGACCATGTCGCTCGTGTTGAGGGTTACGCCCGAGCTGGTCGCAAGACTTTCGCCCCTGGCGAACCCGGACGTTCTGCGAGGAATGTCCCTGTACCCGACCGTAACTCCGTTTACGGTCGCCGACGCGTCAATAGACGTGACGCGGGCACTTGGGATGATGCCGGTCGAAAGGTTGCTGGCGCTTGTGTAAAAGGAACCTTCCTGGCCGTCCAGCAAATCCGCGTCGTGCAGAGAGCCGGCACCGTCCGCCGTGTTGATGAGCGTGATGACTTGGGCAGCTGTCAGGTCCGTCGGGTCACCAGTACCTGCGCCCACAGCGCGGCCTTTAATCGTGCTCTCCGCCATGTCAGCCGACTTGGCGTTAGTTACTGCGTCGTTTGCAATAGTCAACGCAACCGTGCCAGCTGTAGAGGTAACGTCGCCCGTGTGGGCTGGCATTCTCGCCGCGTCCAGACGCGCGTTGCTGTCAAGCCCCGCGTACCCACTGTTCGCGTTCTTGTTGGTCAAATCCTCTTTCGAGGCGATGGCCGTGGATATAGGCGAGAATTCGCCATCTAGTTCAACTCCCTTCACGAGCTTTGACGGATTGCCTGTAATGAGTCCGTCTTTGACTGTGAAGTTAGTGATTTGAGTGTAATTTGACATGGTTTAGGTCATTCTTCCCGCTTTAGCGAAGATGCCGGCCGTCTGTATAGCAACAGCTCCGCCGTTAATATCCGTCTCTATGCCTATCTGTAGATACTGGCCGCGACCGCTAGCTGGTACGTACTTCTTGGCTAGCACACTGCCGCCTCCGTACTCGCCTATGCCGTATTCGCCTATGCCGTATTCGGCGCCGGTAGACCCAATGAACGTGAGAGTTTCGGACGAAGTAGGTCCGTTGAAATCAAATCCCCATTTGATTACTACGGATTGCGTAGTCGCTACTGATATGACAGCGGAAATCCTCTTTAGGATTTTCTCGACGGTGTTGAAGTCCTCGCCAAAGTCCATGTGCGGGGACAGATACACCGCGCGATACGCCGCGCCGTTATCCTGGTACGCCGAATATTTGCCTATTTTGCCGTCGAATCCAAACAGTACGTCGCCGTTCTTTCTAGCGACGCCGCATTCAGGGCCAATGCTGGTCCACTCTGTTGAGCGTGCTGACCCGTCTTGGAGCAGTTGCCGGGTATCGATGCAAAACGTACGCTCGAACCCCGGCAGTATGAGCAAGTAGAATCCGAACGGGGCGCTGTACAAGCTCCTGATCTTCGTCTCGCCCGACGACTCGTTGTTCGTGTACGTCAGCAAGTAATCCCTGATGGGGTCCGTAATGGACACCATAGGGTTGTTACGCTCGCGAATGACGCGAGCCAGTGATTGCACGCCAGTTTTGGCGAGGAACCACAGGTCGCCTTCGCCGATGGCCTGAATAGAGTCGCGCGCTGCGAGACCAGTGTTCTCAATAGTGTCCGTGACGTAGATTTGAGTCGGATCGAGGCCAATGCTCGATCCTCTTCCGTCCGTGAACACGATGATGTGCTTCGTGCCGAACGCGACTAGGGTCGCGGAGAACGTGGCCAAACCTACAAGGCGATCCGTGCCGTTCGTGAAGATGTTGCGAACGTTGATCGAACCGGAGCCAGTTCCGCTCCAGCCCGTTTCAGAAAGCAACTGCGTGTACCGGATGGTTACTCCGTCCGGATCTACGCCCCATAACCGCCCAAATCCGGCACAAATAGCGATTAGTTGCGCCGGAGAGCCGCCCAGGGCGGCGAAGTTGCTGGAGCCGTCGCTGACAATCGGGGCGTGCGAGGCCTGGACTCCAATCACCTTGTCTACGAAATTAACGAACTGCCAATCGTTTCCTGTAGGCGTCAGCGATCCGGTGCGATCAGTGAACGTTGCTCCTACGCCGCCCGTGTAAAGTTTGTTGTTCGTGGCGGAGACGATGACGGCGGAGCCGTCCGCTTTCGTCAGCTCGTGAACAACCGCAAGTTGCGGGTTTCCGCCGATTGCAACCGAGGACTGATCCACCCACCCCATGCGAGACGCCAAGCGTCCGGATGAGTCGATAATCATGTTCTCGGCCGCCAAGGCCCAGGCAGGGCCTATGTCCGTTGTGTTGCCGGCGTTCTGCCGGTTCATCCCAAGCGCGCCCGGGGGGCTGATGATTATCGGAGCAAGCTGCTGCGCCACGGGCTAGTCCGCCCGGACTTGAATCGTGCGGTTCTGGTCGTTAGTGATGGCCCGCGTCAGCTCGCTGTCGCCGATAGCGCCGTAGTTCAAGGCGCCCGGTCCAAGTTCCTCGCCGCGCTCGGCCATAGCAAGCGCCGTGGCGTAGGAGACAACTGGACGGTACGGGACTAGCAAATTGGTCGCGTCGTTCGTCAGCTCATCTTGCGGAACAGTGAACCGGAACCGGACGCCGTACGCGCCATCCGGAGGATTGCGGAACACGACAGTCGGTACTGTGCCCACGAACGTGTACGCAAACTCGGAAGGGGCAGTGTTAGGGACTGCAAGCACTTCGTACGAGGACTCACGAAGCATGGCCTCGTACTGTGCCTCTACTAGAGGCCCCGGAGAAACTGTAGTCAGGAACGCGGACGGTTCTCCCGTCTCGTCGTCATAGACGAGCGTGGAGCGCTCGGTCAGGTATCGCTGTGTGGGGCTAGTCGTGATAACTGGCGTAGTGCCCGCCTGCGAGAGATCGTAGGATCGCTGGCCTAGTATCGTGGTGAACGTGATGTCCACGGCGAGCGTGCGCCACGGCCACGCGTCCTCAACCTTCTCCTTCGCCTGGTTCACGAACTCGGATATAAGGCTCGCGTACGAACCGGAGGTCGTGCCGACAACCGATTCGCGAAGGTTTACTAGAACCTTGTTAACTAACTGGAGTTTCGTCTGCGCCACTGGTGGCCTTCTCTAGGGAATCTGCGTACGCTTTCAACTGGTTCACGACATGTACCAGTGACGGCGCTTCTGCGCCTTTTAGATCAGCTCGCGCGAGAAACGCGAGCGTGACCTGAATATCTTCTTTGGTTAGCGTCATGGGCCTACCGGATCCTGCGTCAACTCGGGCTTACGCAGCTTCAACGCATCCAATTCAATCTGCGCCTCGTCGATCATGTCGTTCAACTCGTCAATACGGGCTGCGGCAGCTTGGAGTGCTTTCTTTTCGGCTTTCCACGTTTGGATTCGTACTCGAATCTCTTTCGCAATCTCGCCGTAAATTTCGTCTCTATTAGCCAAGTAGTTATGCTCCGAAGATTGGGATGTAGCCGGTAGTTCCGCCGGAGGTCACGACGGGTAGCCAGGAGATAGGGCCGGCTGTGCCTGACCCAGGCTTGTTCGTGGCCGAAAACGTAGCAGTCTGAGTGCCCGTTGTGCTCACGCCGTTAATGGACATTGCTAGCGAACCGCCGATTACGATCCCTAGATCATCTGCACCACGGCGATACAGGCCAGTGTTAGTGTCGTTGTAGAACGACATTGCTGGCTCTGATACTGTCCCGTCGTCGAAACCCCACCTGTAATTGGAGATAACGCGAGTTGAGGAGGCTCTGTAGAAAGACCAGCTGCCGTCGCCGTGGTTAAACACGCCGGCCGCCTCGCCATTGGACATGAGCGTCGGGTTTATCGTCCCCGCGTTAATCGTTATCCCTGAGTAGGAGTTTCTCGATCCGTTTAAAAGCCACCCGCCATAGGCGAACGTGCTGCTATTTATTTGTAGGTACTTGCTGGTGTCGCTGTACCCATAGTACGTGTCACACTGGAAATTGGCTGAATTCAAGAATTGCTTGTTGGTAAGCGTGTACCCTGTACCGGCCGGGACTAGCGCAATAATTCCGTTACCTTGCTCATTAGTAATGTAGAGGTCGTTGGTGCCTGAGCTTGGATATCCTATGTACGCGGAACGCGTGGTTTGCGCGGCGGAGTCGGCGAATAGCGCTAGGTACACATGGTCGGCCGTTGGACCGGCGTACAAACAAAACCGTTGTGCGCCGGTAGTGAACTCTGCAACCTTTTCTCCGCCTGCGGCCATGCCGTAGACATTTGCAGATACTCGGAAAGCGCCTGTATCGCTGTCGCTTAGAAACGAGTACGACGGAGCGCTTGCAGTTCCGTCGCTCGCCAGTAGAGGAAAGAGGTCGGTTATATCCGTTTGCACATGGCTGTGCTTAATGAGCGGATAGCGACGTTCTACTGACAAGTGTTTTCCTTCAAGGTGTCTAAGACGGCGCACCCGAGGGGATGCGCCGGATTTAGCTACCCTAAATCTAGTTCAGCCTTACGCCGGGACGATGCGAGCTTTTCAGCTCGCTAGATTTGTTCCGCATTAGGCCGGAACAAATGCGATACGGCCACGGTCGAGGGCGACCGTGTTTTCCGTACGCACAACGCCCGCACCGAACGCCGTGTCAGCGACCAAGCAGTCCGAAAGGAACTCAAGCTTGTACTGACTCTGCACGCGCGGCTTGATCTGGTTCACGAGGATCATGGAATCCTTCGTCGCCAGCATCACGAGCCTGTACGTGTTCGCGCCCTGCACAACGCTCGGGCTGTTGCTCGACACGTAAACGGGGATACCGTAAACCGCGCCGACAATGCCCGTGCGAATGCTGTTTGAGGAACCGGCCTCGCCGGTGAACGCCTGCTCCGTAAAGCGCGCGTTACCCAGGAGACGATTCTTCTCGACGGGCGGGATCACGAGAAATCGCTCGCTACCCGGAACATCGTTGTCGTCCAACGACTGAATCAATCGGCGGAGACCCTGATCCGACAGCGCAGTACCGTTACCGTTGCCGGACGCGGACCACAGTGTGGTGCCGTCGCCGCCAATAACCGCACCTGCGTCCGAAGTCGCGCCCGCGAGGAAGCGGGCAGTCGTCCACAGATAGCTGTCAACAGCAACAGCAAGCGAGTACCCGAGGTCATCCGTAATGAACCGGCGATAGCTCGGCAACGCCTGCTTCTCGACAATATCCGGAATCTGCTTCGGGGTAACCCAATGCTGATTGATCGTGATCGTGAACTCGTTCTCGGTCGGAGCCGTGAACGTCAGCGAACCGCCCTGCGAACCGTAAATGTTCGTAGCGGTGGAACGCGTCGGGGACGGCACGTGAACCACGTCGCCGGGCTTGGAACTGTGGTCCCAATTCGTGACGAGGTTCGCGAGAACCGTATTCTTCTTATAGCGGGCCGCTACGTCGTCAGCAATTCTTTTGTAGCTGCGTCCTGGCCGTTAAGCCGAGGTTTGGACTCTATCTTCTTGCGGCACTCTCCGAACCGAGAGTTTAGTGCTACGCAAGCTTCGCGTATAGTCTCTGAGGTTGAGTCGCGCTTTGTGTTCGCCGGTACCTACGTGATTGGCTTCCGCGCACAAGTTGACTAGCTCAAGTTGGCGGAAGGTGAATGGCGCAGCGTGCCAATCGCTAAGTCTAGAATTTATGAACTCTTGGACGTAGCGTGCCGCAATTGCTTTCCTGTTAGTAAGGTGCGGCGCGAATATTGGTAAAGCTTTGCTGACTCGCTTAAGTCCGGCGATCACAATCGTCTGATGATTTCGTCGTCTGCCAATGCCCGTGTGATTGGACACATGAAACGCTACACCGAGACGCTTTAGAATGTCGGCAGCTTTAGCTATCAGCTCAAGGTCGGAATTAGATATCTGGATATGGGGCTTAAGCGTGAAGCCTAGCTTTGCTGCGCCTTGCCGGTTTCGTTTACTGATCCCGACAGAGCCCTCTCCGTCAATTATTCCAACTAGCCATCCCAATTCAAAGGGAGTTACCTGCTGATTGTCCATTGTAACATTCTACTAAGTTTTACATTAGAAGTCTAGTAGACTTTAGGAGGTTCCAGCAAATAGCGAAGTTTTAGTTTGGCCTGAGTACCCTTAACGGGTTAACCAAACGTCTGGTACGAAGCCAGCGCCCGCCGTGGTAGTCGTAATTTGACCTGTACCAAGGGGCATTTATCTATCCTTTTGAAAAGAAAACCTTTAGTTATGTTTTCCCTTAAAGGTCTACTTCACACGCTTTTCCGCGTAGGCTTCGATCAATCGTGCATTGAATTCCGGATCATTGAGTTTGGCTTGCGCCACGGGATCACCGTCCATGGCTCGATACCTCAAGGCATCGAGCTTGGCTCGTGAATATGTAGGCTTCGCTCGCTGCTCCTGCGGAGCGGCTTTCACGGTCGCGGCCCGCTTGGTTGCGTCCGCTCCGCGAGCCTTGCCCTTGTCTGCGTTTCCGCCGACAAGTTCACTGTACTCGGCCCACATGTCCCATAGCGCCAACGCGGCGGTTGCGTTCCCTTTGTCCGCCGCGTTGGCGAGACCCAGGCGCGTACCGTTGCGGTTGATCCATTCAATGAATTCCGGATTCTTGATGTCCTTCCTGTAGTCCGGGTAGCTTCTCGCGAAGTCTCCGTACGCCAGTTTGGATTCGAGCTGATTGACCCGCTCTACCGCTTCGTCTGCCTGCCGCTTGATGGGGCTGGCCTGGAGCGTGTCTGCTAGAACCTTATCAGGGTTATCCAGAAGCGCGTCAACCGTGACCGGCTTGCGCTCCTTTACCTGTTCGACGTTATCCTTTTTGTTTTGGATCAGAACTGCACTTGCACGCTTCAATTCGGCAAGGTCGTTACCTTGCTGCGAAATTTTGCGCTCGGCGTTCTGGTGCATCGCGATCACGTCGTCAAGGGTTTTCCCGGCGTACTTGTCGGGAACCTTGGGCGTGTCGTTAGTCTCTTGGGTTACAGCCTTTTCAGACTGGCCGGTGACTTCTGCCAACTCCAAATCAATATCGGGAGTCTCCGTAGATGACGGATTTTCCAACATAATTAATTGCTTTCCTTGGCCGCTTGGAAACGGCTTCTAAGTAACGGACGGATTTATGGAGACAGGATTAGAGAGCCGCCCGCTCGCTCGCCTGTTTGTTTCGCTCTGTCTGCGCGTTGCCCCATCGTTCGTACGCGGTCGGGAAGCCGGGATCGGTCCCCATCCGCCGCCAATCGAGGCGGGGTGCGCTTGCTTGCCGCTTTGCTGGTCCGTTGCACTCATTGCACGGCTGCTCGCGGCGATCATCATCAATCATTTCCTCGAACACGTGGCCACATGCCGCGCACTCGAAATCAAAAAATCTAAACATCTGTTTCGTTTTCCTGGATGGCTTTATAGCCGTCCCGGATCAACTGTTCGTAAGATAGCACTTGGTTGAACGCATCATTGCGTCCCTTGGCTCGCCAGAATGATTCGGCGTTCGATAGATCGAGCGCGGAATCTTTTAGGGCTTTGTGAAAGTCAGCGAAGTCTCCGACGAAATGTTTCCAGCCTTTGCTGGCAAACATGAACTGGAGTTCTTCAAAATACTCCTGCTGTTCCGGAGTCACGCGGCCGCTTTCTTGGGCTTGGCGGCGTCACGCCGCGCGTCCTGCTGCACCTTCTGCGCGTGGACTTCTACCTGCCTGCGGGCCACGTCGGCCTGCTTGGCGGACACGACAACCTGCGCGGCCTGAATGTCTATCTGCTGGCCCTCGTGCTGCGCCTTAACGATTTCCGTCTTAGCCTTGGTCGCGTTCAATCCGGCACGAGATACGATTTCCTGAATCTCCGCCGCGAGCTTTTCCACCTTCTTTTGGGCTTCGGCCATAGTGAGCATTTGCATTTGCTCTTGCATAGCTTGCTGCTTGGGGTCCGGCTTACTCATGGCGTCTATGGCCGCAAGAATTTCATCCTTGGACGGGCCGCTGTAGTTCTCTACAATTCCCTTGAGAACGACAGGGAACGCCGCAGACTCCTGCGGAATGATGGCCAACAGATTGGTCATCTGCATTTGCTCGAATTCGCGAGCCATGATCGACATGGTACTGTTGACCACGAAGTCCGGGTCGATGGCGTACCTGTCCGGATTCAACTCCCGGCCAAGCGAAATTGACTTACGTACAAGCGGGTCAAGGAAATCCGTGTCTACGTTGTGCATCGTCAGCTTGGCTCGTTTGATAAACGAGCCGGTTTGCATCGAGACTCCTGAGCTAGTCTCGTTGCGGCGATTCACGTTAACCGGCGTAGCCGGGTCGTTTGCGCCTGTGGCGGACTGGACCATGCGCTCAAAATCGGCAGACTGCTGAAACGACACGGGGTCGAGCTGGCCAAGCCTGATAGCCTCGATAATCTCCGATGGGCGGCCGTTGGTCATGAACACTTTACCTGGCGCAACCGCCAAATTAAGGTTCTTGGGGAGGCGCGTCGCGTCTGCGCCCATCATCGGGTACGTGATTAGCGCCAACGTGTCGATGCGGGCGCGCAGCTCTGCATCAAGACCTGCCTGCGAATTAGACGCCTTCTCGGCGCAGCCGATGCCCCAGAAGCGATTCGGGCATGTGTAGTGCTGATACGCGACGAAGCCGCGATCAATAGATTCTACGGCCTTGAGTAGCGTAGCGCCGTTGCCTATGGTGACGACGGCCTCTACGTAATCTTCCGGCTCATCCGAAGTTCCTGTGTCCGCGCCTTCTTCCAGGATGCCGGTGTCAGGCAAGTCAAGAGGGGGAGTCAACAGGCGCCTGGGTATTTTGCCGTGATACTCCGTCACGTACACGCCATCTTCTGGTGCGACTTCTAGTGATTCCTCGTTAGCGCCGCGAAGCGCGTTAATCGAACCAAAGCCCGCTACGGTGCCTACAGCTCCGGGGTAATACTCGCCGGACTTCTGCTTGTCGGTAATCTCGTGCGTGGGGCGCACAGTCTCGTGCGCGCACCCCAGGGCCTCGTCAATTGTCGTGGCGGCCGTGTCAATGACGAAATTGAACGGGGACACGGCTTCCCACGTCACTCGGCCCGCGTCGCTAGCTCCGCGCTTGGCAATTCCTGTACCAAAGATCGCGCCGTTGAAAAACGACTGAATGATGTTCTGCTGGACCCGCTCTTTGTCAAAGTCCTCAAGAAGTGCGGTACGCACAGAATCAGCCGCTTGCTGTTCTTCTGGCGTAGCGTCGTCGGAAATATCGAACCAGTTGCCGCGACCGAAGGTCGCTTCGACCATTTCCGCTACAGTCTGGTCAACTGCTTGCTGCGTGGCTGGAGCAATGAGGCGCGAGCGTTCCGACTTACGCGAGGCGAGTTCCGCAGTCCATTCGCCTTTCCAAATGGAATAATACTTGTTCCATTGCGCTTCGTACGTGGAATCGCGATGCGTGCGCCAACGCTCTACCTTGGACATGACCCAAGAGGCCAGCTCGTCGCTAGGCGCTGCGCCAGTATCTTGTGCGATGTCTGCGAGAACGTCAGTCATGTAGATTAGAACCCGGCCACGAGATCATAAGTTTGATAGGTGTCAATGACGCCTTCGCTGTAGTAAACGACGGAGGCCAGCTGGTCAATGTAAGCTAGCGCGTCCAACAAGTCGTCGTGCGCAAGCGGGGAGGGGAAGTCATTTGCTTGCTCGATCAGCTTGCGCTGCCACAAGTCCCCAAGTTCCTCGTTAGCCAAGTGCAATCTGCCTTTTTCCAGCCGGCCTTGTAGCGCCCAACGAATGCGATCTTCCTTCTGCTTTCCGCCGTGCGTGAGGTCGTACACCATGAAGTAGCGATTAAGCCGCTTCATTTCGTCCTCTAGGTACGGGGCTATAGCGTTGCCTAGTGCGCCTTTCTCAATGCCCAATTTTATCGGGCGATAGTCCGCGTACGCTTTCACGATACGCAGCGCAGTTTCCCGAACGTCCCATTGGCCGCTGATGATGTCAGCTACCCACCAACCGTCCGTGTTGACCTTGACGACGGCGATAGCCGTTTCGTCTTTGATCTTGAGCTGGCCCTTCTTCAAAGACCCCGCGTTGGAGAACCCGGCAGGGTCTACGGCGATGTAGTAATCGCCTTCCTTCGGCTCATCCTTGAACTTCCACCATTCCTCGCGAAGGAACAGCCCGCCGCCCGAGTTAAAGCTGGCCCCGTACTCCTGTCGCGCTTGACCGACGGACATGCGCTGTACGGCGCGGGCTATTTCTTCCTTGGCAAGTACCGGGTTCTTTAGCGACTCGAACTGAAACGAGTGCCAATCTTCGTACCCTTTGGGCTTCTTCTGGCCTTTTACGAAAAGGTCATAGAAGTGATTCTTGCCGTCAGGCGTGCCGATAAACAACGCCCCGCCCTGGGCGCGGGACAGCGCTGGCTGTACGATCAGCTCCCACACGTCCGGCTTCATGAACGCGTACTCGTCTAGCACGACGTAGGACAAGCCTACGCCTCGCAACGAGTCCGGGCGGTCCGCGCCTTTAATCGACACGCGCCGCCCGTTAATCAGCGTGAGAACCGCTGTGTTCTCGTACGCCGATTCGATCACCCCGCCTTCGTTCGCGAATTTCCCCATAGCCTTAAGGACAGGCCACAGGATTTTCTTGCCTTGCTCGAACGTAGGCGCGATGTAATAGACTTCTTCGAGGGACAAGTCCGCGCCGTTAGCGGCTTCGTTCTTAAGTCCCTCGATGAGAAGAGTTACCGCAGCTAGATAAGATTTGCCGAAGCGGCGGCCCGCCGCGACAACCTTAAACCTAGCCTGGTGGTCGAATATCTCAAGCTGCGCTTGGTGTAGCGCAAAATTGAGATCGGTTGTGCCCGTCAATCAGGTTGCGAGCAGCGGGAGATTCAAACGACCGAACACGCCAATGTACGTACAGCTGGCCGGGTCAATCGCGCCAGCAGTGTTGTTCTCAAGGACAATCTGCGCGGTATCCGCCGCCGTCACCTTGCCGGAGAGAATCAAGTTGCCCACGTCGATAGACGTAGATGCCCCGATAAACACGTCACCGAGAGCGACGCCCGGAATCGTCAACGCAACCGTGGCGCGACCGCCTGCGGCAATCGAAGTAACGTCCGTGGTGGCTGCGCCCGTGAAGATTTCCACGAACACGTCCGGAAACTGTCTGCGATTACGAGTCGGCACGTTACTTCATCCCTTTGCCGCGATTTTCAGAGTTCCCCTTCATCAGGTTGGAGCCCGTCTTAAGAAGTTTAGCGCCCGAGAGCTTGGCTCCCGGAGTGCTTTTGACCTGTCCACCAGGCTTCTGGCCTTCCGGACACTTGTAAGTGTTTTTCATTTACCTAGTTACTCTTGCTCTACTTGAACGCTATTGTCATAGCCATTGTCGATTGTGATTCCGTTGCCTCGCGGCTCCGGCGTATCGGGCATGCGCCCCACAAAAACATTGACCCCTTTTACACCTTCGCCTTCTGATTCATCTGCTCGTGCAGGCGAAATACATTTGTCCACAAGCAACTTAATCATTTGCGCATCGCCTTCCTTGGCCATAGTGATGGCCTTGGCTACGATGTCTTGCATATCGCGCTTGATCTGCGTCCGCAGCTCGCCTTCGAGCTGGAGCTTCATGAGCGTGATCTTGTTCTTGGAGCCCTTCGGGCGTCCTAGCGGGTTTCCCGACTGGCCTTTTTGCCAAAGGCGGGCGGGCATTTTCGTGGCAGGTTTAGTTACGTAGTTCATGTGGGCTACCAAGCCGTCATCACAACAATTCCGGCTCCGCCGGTCCCGCCCACGCCGCCCGTCGTTCCGCCGCCACC